GCCATACCGGCAGTGATATTCAGCCCGGTAAGTTGTACACGGACTCAGAGTGCAAGGCGCTGCTGCATGACGACCTGACGAAAGTCCGGCGCGCGGTTGACCCGATGATCAAAGTACCGATTGACGATAATACCCGGGCGGCCATCTATTCATTTGTCTACAACGTCGGCCCCGGCGCGTTCTCTCGTTCCACGATGCTGCGGAAACTCAATGCCGGTGATATCGCGGGTGCCTGTGACGAAATGAAGCGCTGGACATATGCCGGTGGTAAGCAGTGGCAGGGTTTGATTAACCGGCGCGAAACGGAGAAAGCGGTATGCCACGGAACCCTTTAACACTGATCATTATTGCTATCATCCTGCTGACTACTGCTCTGTTGGCGGGTTGTTATCTGTATTCACTCCCGAATCATTGTAAGCCGCTGCCGGGCAATTCACTGGACGGTGTGATCCATTATGAGTGTGAAGCGCTATGAACTGGAAAGAGGCGGTAATTGCCGCGCTGTTTATTGTTGCCGCCTGGTGGGTATATGACACCTACCGGGATAACCAGCAGTTGAAGGCAGATAACGCAGCCCTAAGTGGTCAGCTTGCAGAGCAGATAGCGGAGAATGAAAAATATCAGGAACGCACACAGAAGCTTCATGAACTGGACACCAGACACACACAGGAACTGGTAAATGCAAAAACTGAAATTGACCAGCTGCGTATTGCTGCTGACCGTAACCCTGAGCGGGTGTACATCAAAGCCAGTTGTCCTAAAACCGGCAGCGTTACCGCCACCGGCATGGATGATGCAGCCACCGCCCGACCTGATGACGCCGCTGTCAGAAATTATTGGTTACTCAGAGAGCGAATCGCAGAGTCAAAGCAGATGATCCTGGGATTACAGGAATATATAAATACTCAGTGCCTCGCTAAATAGCGGGGTTTTTTATTACCAGAGGAAAAACTATGTTTAAACATGAATTAGGTCAGGTTGTGCAGGTCACCATCAGCGGCGAAGAAGGTCATGTGAAAGCCCGTGCTGAATATCATAACGGCCCGAATCAGTATCTCATTCATTATCTGGCAGCGGATGGACGTGGGACTGATGGCTGGTTTGAGGAAGGTGAGCTGTCCCCGGCAGAACAACAATAACCCATCACAAAGCCTGCTCACTGAGTGGGCTTTTTATGCGCTGCGTTGTCGCTGTCTCCCTGTGTTAACTATGACCCGTCCACCTTGTGCGGTGAGTGCGCGGGGAGAATCAAAAACAACGAATCCACGGTCAGCAACTACCGAGGTAGGCAGCAACGTCAGTTGCCGGAGCAGTATGGCGTGACAGCCGGAGAGACGGCGATATTCCGGTCATCATTTACGAGTGGTGAGCGGAATATAAAACAGAGGTGTCTATGGCAAATCTCACAGACCTGAGCAACCAGCTCCGAACTCTGCGGAAGCAGATACCCTTTGCCACCGCTCAGGCTATGACAGCTGTTGTCAGAAAGATTGAAGACGCGCAGAAAGTGGCAATGCAGCGCAATCTGGATAATCCGACACCATTCACGGTGAAGAGCGTTAAAAGCCGCGGCGCCAGAAAAAACGACCTGAAAGCGAAAGTGTTCGTGATGAATACCGCTGCTGCATACCTTGAGCCGTTTGAAACCGGCGGGGTGCATAAACTCAACGGGTCCGCACTGCTGAACCCTAAAGACATCAAGTTGAACAAATACGGCAACCTGCCACGTAATAAGCTTTCCAGCCTTAAGAGCAAAGAAAACACTTTCATCGGTGATATCGGTGGTATTAATGGCGTGTGGCAACGGAAGAAAGCGAAGAAGGGCAAGAAAGGCCGGAAGCGTCTGCAGCGGTCACCTAACGGAACCCGCAGAGACAGAAAGAAACAACCAATGCCGAAACTGTTAATCAGGTTCGGTGATGCCTTGCCTGTTGAACCCGTACTCGGATATCAGGACAGAGCGATGAAGATGACACAGGCGCTGTTGCCGCAGGAGATTAACCGGGCAATAGCAGAGGCGATACGAACGGCGAAGTGAATAATGAAAGTGACAGAAAAGTTGGCTGCTGAGCCGGAAAATAAAGAAAATCATCCGATTTTTCAGTGGGGCAGGTGGCAGCGTCACCCATAGAATTTTTTGGGTCCTTCCTAAGTCTTTGATATTACACGGGCATTGTGCGCCGCGTTCTGCGGCTAGCTGTGAAATTTTGATTTTGTGTCCCATGTCCCATTACAGCGGTCGGGTGCTTTCATTTCTGATTCAGTAAGTTACGTAAAAAAATTCTGAGTTTTGTGTCCCATGAAATGTGGGACATGTCCCGCGCAATGTCCCATGTGTCCCGATGTCCCACATCAGCAGGAAAATGTCCCATGACCACGATGAATATTTCCGACTATGCGAAGCATGCGGATGTGAACCGTAAGACGATCACCCGGTGGATAAAGGCCGGAAAATATATCGTGATGGCCGGGGATGAAATCGACGTGGAGGCCAGTGACCGGAATCTGAAAAAGTACCGGGACAGCAAAGATCCGCGCACGAAGAATGCGGTGAAAAAATCTGATGCTCCGGAGAAGAAACCGGCGAAAGAAAAAGGCGATTTTCAGCAGCGCGCCGAATCTGTTTATGCCCGACTGGTTTCCGGTGAAATAGCCGTTCGTCCGCTGGAAGAATCCAGGGCCATCAAAGAGCACTACTTTGCTGAGCTGGCCCGGCTGGAGTACGAAAAGGAATCCGGACAGGTGCTGCCGTGGCAGGACATGATCGATAAAGTGGGCGAGGAGTATCACGCCATGCGTACCCGCCTGATTGCGATAGCCCCTGAACACGGTCCCCGCCTGCGGTCGCTGGCACTGACTTCCTCTGATACAGAGTTTGTGGCCGCGCTGCAGGATATCATTCATGAGGCGTTGGAGGAATTGAGCCTTGACCACAGTGAACAGGGGGGATAATGCATGGCAACAATTCACCCGTGCACTGAGTCAGAAACGCGCTGTCGTCAGACCTCCGGAAGCCTTATCGCTGAGCGAGTGGGCGAACAAATATGCGGTGCTATCGAAAGAGAATGCCGCGCAGACCGGCCGCTTCCGGTCATTTAAATATCAGGACGGCATTATGGATGCCTTCACCGATCCGTCGGTAACCCAGGTGTCCGTGATGAAATCAGCCCGGGTCGGGTATACCAAGATTCTCGACCATGCCGTTGCTTATTACCTGTCGCATGACCCGTCCCCGATCCTGGTGGTTCAGCCCCGTGTGGAAGATGCTGAGGACTACAGTAAGACTGAAATTGCGCCGATGCTGCGCGATACCCCGGCACTGAAAGCCATTGCAGGTGAGGCCAAAGCAAAAGACAGCGGCCAGACCATCCTCAAGAAACAGTTTTCCAACGGAGCCAATTTAACGCTGGTGGGTGCAAATTCACCCGGCGGGTTTCGTCGTATCACCTGCCGGATCATCCTGTTTGATGAAGTGGACGGTTATCCGTCCGGCGGTGCCGGTTCTGAGGGTGACCAGATTGCTCTGGGTATCAAACGCTCAGAGACATTCTGGAACCGGAAAATCGGCCTCGGTTCAACGCCGACCGTAAAGAACGTCAGTCGTATCGAGAAAGCCTACAACGAAAGTGATCAGCGGCACTACTGGGTACCGTGTCCGCACTGTGGTGAGTTTCAGATTCTGGAATGGGGCGGACCCGATACGCCGTACGGCATGAAGTGGGATAAAGACAAAGACGGTAACGGGTTGCCGGATACCGCGTATTACGTCTGCCGCCATAACGGGTGCGTCATTCACGACAGCGACAAACCGCTGATGATTAAAAACGGGGAATGGCGCGCTGAAAAGCCGTTTACCGGTCACGCCGGATTTCATATCTGGGCGGCGTACAGTCTGTTCCCGAACGCGTCCTGGCCGAATCTGGTGAAAGAATGGCTGCGGGTGAAAGACGACCCGCTGATGCGGCAGACCTTTATCAATCTGGTGCTCGGTGAGCCATACGAAGACAGGGGAGAAAAAGCCCTGAGCGAACAAAAACTACTGGAGCGCTGCGAAGTATGGGCAGCGGAAGTGCCGGACGGTGTCACGCTGCTGACGGCCGGTATCGATACTCAGGATGATCGCTTTGAGATTGAGGTGGTCGGCTGGGGCCGCAGTGAGGAAAGCTGGTCAGTTGCTCACGATGTGATTGAGGGGGATCTGGAAACACCGGAGCCGTGGGAGCGCCTCGATGCTTACCTGAAACAAATCTGGCGGCGTGCTGATGGTCGCGGGTTTGCCATCATGGCGGCCTGCATGGACTCCGGCGGACATCACACCCAGGCCGTTTATGATTTCTGTAAAGCGCGTCTCGGTCGCAGGATTTGGGCTGTCAAAGGCGAATCCGCCCGTGGCGGTAAACGCTCACCGATCTGGCCGACAAAACGCATTACATCCCGTTCGAAAGCCGGATTTAAACCGGTGATTATCGGTGTGAACGCGGCCAAAGATGCGGTGCGCGGTCGTCTGCATCTGGAACCGCCGGCAGCAGGCGAACCGGCACCGGCGTATATGCACTTTCCGGTTGACCGGGATTTACAGTATTTCGGTCAGCTGCTGGCAGAGCGGTCAGTAATTAAAGTGTCCGGCGGTCAGCGGTACCGGGTCTGGGAGCAGATACCGGGGCGGGCAAACGAAGCACTGGACTGCCGCGTGTACAGCTATGCCGCGCTGTGCGGCCTGATGTATATGGGGCTGAAACTTAATGCGCTGGCTGACGCTGTCGCCGGTAATCCGGAACGGCTTATTGCACCGGCAGAGAATCCGGAAACCAAAGTTAACCTTCGCTTCCCGGGGGCCATCATCCCGGAGGAAACCAATGAAAAGCCTCAGCGGAAGCGGATATCCCAGCTTTTGCCATAAGGAGTGTCAATGTCACGAATTACCACGCTGCTTACCGGCATGAGTGATGCGCAGTTAAAGCAGGCGCTTGTTCAGGCGCAGCAGGCCTATATCGATCTGTCAACCGGTGCCAAAGGCGTTTCATTTTCCTATACACAGGGTGACGGGACGCGATCGGTTTCCTATCAGCAGACCAGTCTGGGCGATTTGCTGGCACTGATCCAGACAATACAGGCCATGCTGGGGATCTCCCGCAGGCGTCCAATCAGGGTGAGGTACTGATGAGTGTACAAATCTTAGGAGCGGACGGGCGCCCGCTGCCTCCGGCTGCCCCGAAAATGAAATACGGGGCACTGTCCGGCAGTGGCCGGGTGCCGTATGACGCGGCGGATTCATTCAGTGATCAGATGGCGAACTGGCAGCCCGCGCTGTGGTCGCCGGATAATGAAATTAACATCTACCGTGACCGCATTGTGTCACGTATGCGTGATCTGGCACGGAATGACGGCTGGGCGTCCGGCTCAATAACCCGTGTCCTGGATAATGCGGTGGGTGCCTGTTACCGGCCGGTATTCAAACCCGATTACCGGATGCTCAGGCAACTGACCGGTAATAAGGCATTTGATGCGGTGTGGGCGGCAGAGTACAGCCGGTTTATTACCGCGCACTGGCGTTCATGGGCAAATGACAAGGGCCGGTACTGTGATGTTGAACGTAAACAGACCGTATCGCAGATGCTGCGGCTGGCTTTCCGTCACAAGCTGCTGGACGGTGATGCGCTGGCGGTTCTGCAATACCGTCCTGACCGGCTTGGTCACGGTAAGGCCCGTTATGCGACGACGGTTCAGATTGTTGATCCCGACCGCCTGAGTAATCCGCAGCAGAATTTTGACATGCCGAATATACGCGGCGGGGTGGAGATTGACAGCGACGGTGCCCCGATCGCCTATCACATCCGTGAAGCCCATATGGGCGACTGGTATTCAGGTAAGAAAACCATGACCTGGAACCGCGTACCGCGTGAAACATCATGGGGTCGCCCGGTGGTGGTGCATGATTTTGATATGGAGCGCGGTGCTCAGCACCGGGGGATCGGTATTCTGGCCCCTATCGTTCAGAAGCTGAAAATGCTGATTAAGTACGATGAATCAGAACTGGAGGCGGCAATCCTCAACGCTATTTTCGGGGCGTATATCGAATCCCCGTATGATGCGCAGATGGTGGCTTCCGCCCTGGGGGATACCGGAGATTTTACCGGTGATGAACTCAGTGCCTACCAGACACAGCGGACAGAATACTATCAGGACAAGCGACTCAATCTTCAGAACGGCGCACGGATCCCGCACCTGTTCCCGAATGAAAAAATAGTCACACTGTCCGCCGCCCGTCCGACCAGTAATTTTGACGGTTTTGAGAGTGCGGTGCTGCGGAACATCTCTGCGGCAACCGGCCTGTCAGCCCAGCAGGTCACACAGGACTGGTCTGATGTTAACTATTCCTCTGCCCGTGCCGCCATGCTGGAAGCCTGGAAAACCCTGACCCGCCGCCGTGATGACTTCTCAAACGGCTTCGCACAACCGATAGCGGTGGCTTTTGCCGAAGAAATCCACGATGTGGAAGATGTTCCGTTACCGAATGATGCCCCGGACTTTATGGACGCATCAGCATCCTACTGCCGCGCGCGGTGGATGGGGCCGGGGCGCGGCTGGGTGGACCCGGTCGCAGAGAAAAAAGGGGCCATTCTCAGTATGGAAGCCGGTTTTTCAACACTGGAAATGGAAGTGGCTGAAAACATGGGGGAGGACTGGGAAGAGCTGGTCGATCAGCGCAGCTATGAACTTCAGCGGTTTAAAGAGCTCGGATTGCCGCCGCCCAGCTGGGCAGTGGCAGAAGAGTTTGCACCAAACCCCGATAACAAACAGGAGGCGAAGTGAATTTACCCCACCTGGCACAGAAGTTGTTTAACACGCCTCTTGCCATACACCCGCAGAAAGCGGAAGTGATTGTGTCATCACTGACAGAACGGCTCGGTATCACGCAGGTCCGCAGCACCATGATGGAAGACGATGACGGATATTTCAGCCGTAAAGCACGGAAAGACAGCGGGTATGACGTGCTGGAAGGTATCGCAATTATCCCGGTCTACGGCACGCTGGTTCAGAAACTCGGCACACTGCGGCCGTACAGCGGCATGACCGGCTATGATGGTATCCGCCGGGTATTTCTGACCGCTGTTAACGATCCGGAAGTGAAGGGCATCTGCCTTGATATCGATTCTCCCGGCGGTGAAGTGGCCGGTTGTTTTGACCTGGTCGATCTGATTTATACCGAACGCGGCAAAAAACCCATTCACGCCATTCTGTCCGAAAATGCCTTTTCCGCTGCCTACGCGATTGCCAGCGCTGCGGACAAAATTTTTGTCCCGCGCACCGGTGGTGTCGGTTCGGTCGGGGTGATTGTCATTCACTGTGACTGGTCACAGCGTATCAAGGATGACGGGCTGAAAGTGTCCATTATCACCTACGGGAACCGTAAAGCGGAAAGTAACCCGTATGTGGCGCTGAGTGACGAGGCGAAAGCGGCCATTCAGCATGATGTCGATGAAATGGGGCGTCTGTTTGTGAGCACTGTTTCCCGTAACCGCGGACTGTCTGAGACAGTGATCCGCAATACACAGGCCGCCTGTTATCTGGCAGCCGAGGGCGTACAGATGGGTCTGGCTGATGTGGTTGCCAGTCCTGATGTCGCATTTCAGGAACTGATGAAAGAATCCGGAGTAATTTAACTATGGCAGACAATAAGTTTACCTTTGCTCATCTGATCGGCCTGGGTAAAAAAGCCAGAGCCTCGGAAGAGGATGAAGATAAAAAAGTGCGCAAAGCCAAAGGCCGCAAAGCGGAAGAGGACGAGCGCGACGAAGATGCGGAAGACGATGAAGATCGTGAGGATGCAGAAGAGCAGGACGACGAAAAGCAGGGACGCAAAGCTAAGAAAGCCAAAAAAGCCGAAGGCGACGACGATGATCCGGACGCCGAAGATGATGAAGACGCAGAAGGTGATGACGAAGACGCCGAAGACGACGATGAAAATAAAGATGTGAAAAAAGGCCGCCGCGCTGAACGCAAACGCTGTGCCCGCATCTTTGGCAGCAAGGCTGCCGCCGGTCGTCCGGATATGGCTGCACATCTGGCATTCAATACCCGAATGTCTTCATCTGAAGCGATCAGCACCCTGAAAGCAATGGGTGCGGTACAGCCCGCAACACAGCGCGCATCGCTCGACAGCCGCATGCGGGCAGAGCAGCAGGTACGCATCAGTCCGGATGCTCAGGCACCGGCAGCGGGTACCGCTGCCGCGCTGGTTCATCAGATGACCCGTCTTTATAACAGCAACAAGGGAGCGAAATAATGGAACAGTTCTCACAAAACCCGTTTCAGCCGGGAGTGCGTCAGGCGGTATTTAATCCGGATCAGCTGATTTCCGGTCCGTTACAGACTGTGACGGATACCGGCATTATTGCCAAGGCCGGTATTCTGAAACGCGGCACCATCCTCGGTAAAGTCACTGCTTCCGGTGAGTATGTGCTGAGCAAAAAAGGGGCGGCTGACGGCAGTGAAATTCCGTGCGCTATCCTGGCGGATGATGTCGATACCACTGACAGCAGCGTTTCCGGCGGTGTCTATCTGATGGGCGAATTTAATCAGAACCGCATTATTCATGATGAAAGCTGGACTGCGGCAGAGCTGAAAGATGCCCTGCGTAAGTTCTCCGTCTTCCTGCGCGACAGCGTACAGGCCTGAGCACTCCCTTTAATACAGACGTCCTGATGCCGGTCACGGCAGGCGTCGTGACGTCTTTTATACGAGAAAAAGCATGAATATTTTCGATACCAATGTATTAATCCAGGTTGTTCCGAATCTGATGACCAGTCAGAACTGGCTGTTGGATAAGTTTTTCCCGAATATCGTGGAATCCGATACTGAAGAAGTTTCCATTGATGTTGACGTCGGTCTGCGCCGTCTGGCTCCGTTCGTTTCGCCGCTGGTGGAAGGTAAGCTGGTGGAAGCGCGTAAGTTCCAGACCAACAGCTTTAAACCGGCGTACATCAAAGACAAACGTGCACCGGATCTGCGCAAACCCATCCGCCGTCAGATTGGTGAGCGCATCGGCGGTCAGTATTCTGCCGCTGAACGTGAAATGCTGAACCTGCAGTTCGAGCTGACTGACCAGATTGACATGATTAACCGCCGCCTGGAATGGATGGCGGCCAGCGCACTCCAGACCGGTACGGTGACAGTAACCGGTGAAGGTTATGAAACTCAGGTGGTGGATTTCGGGCGCTCGTCCGATCTGACTATTGCCCTGAGCGGTGCCGATAAATGGCCGGAAACCGTGGAAGCAGGAAAAACCAACACCAAACCGACTGATGACATCGAAGACTGGGCGCAGCGCATGCTGAAGGAGTCCGGTGCGGTGGCGACCGATATCGTGTTCACTACCAAATCGTGGAAAGCTTTCCGTCTGGACACATCGGTTAAGGATAGCGCCATTACCTTCCCCGCGCTTTCTCCGTTCGGTAACCAGATTAACCCCGGTACGCAAATCAAAACAGGTGCTGTATACAAAGGCCGCTGGGGTAACTATGACCTGTGGGTATACAACGACTGGTTTATTGATCCGCTGGACGGTAAAGAAAAACCGATGATTGCTGACGGCTCGGTGATTATGTCAGGCGCTGACCTGATGGGGACCCGTGCATTTGGTGCCATTATCGACCCGGCATTCAATTACGGCCCGATGGCATATGCGCCGAAGTCCTGGCTGCAGCACGATCCGGCGCAGCGTTTTATTATGGTTCAGTCTGCACCGCTGGTCATTCCGAGCCGTGTTAACGCATCACTGTGTGCCGTTGTGGTTTAACAGGGGGGTTTGATGGCGAATAAAAAAAATACGCCGGAGAAACCACAGGAGCCGGGCGGCCTGCCGCCCGAGCTGATGGTTCCCGGTCAGGTTAATCCGGTGAAGGATCCGGAGACTGCCGGCAGTGAACCGGTAACCGAAACCGTATCAGCGCAGAATTTCACTCCGGAACCTGACCCGGAAGCCGATGGTGTGTATGTGGTGGTCAAAGGCCGCAGTGTGCAGCATGACGGTGAGTTTTACCGGGAAAACCAACAAATCACGCTGGATGATTCTGATGCAGCCCGCCTGATTGATCTGGGCGTGGTGATGTCTCTGGAGGCAGTGCGGGAAAAACTGGCGAAAGCCAACCCGCCCGGCACTGTAACCATCAATGGGCGTTGACTGGGATAAACATCTGCTGGGGCCGCTGCACAACGTCTTTGCGGAAAAAGTACGCTGGGAACCGGTGAAAAGTGCCAAAGGTGCCGGATTTTACGATATTGACGGCATTTTTGACCGGGCCTATTTCCAGAACTATGAAAGCATGGACGGTGAAAGCGGTATCAATACCACCCGTCCGATCCTCGGTGTGCGTGATGTGATTTTCACGGTACCGCCGAAGCAGGGGGACCGGGTGTTTATTTACAGTGTCAATACCCTGTTTGTGGTGTCGGAAGTACAGCCTGACAGCCACGGCGGGACGCATCTGATCCTGAATAAGGTGAAATAATGAACGCAGCTAAAGTCCGCGAACTGGTTGTGGCGTCACTGAAGGGGAAAACCAACGCAGAGGACCGTGTGTACTCCCCACGCGACTGGCCCACAACCGGCGCAGAGTATCCGTGCATCATCGTGCAGACCCCGTTTGATGAAAAACACTCCCTCGGTCGTAACGTGCCGCAGTTCAACACCGTAACTACCGTGCTTATCACCGGACGACTGGAAGAGTTCGACAGTGAGGGCAGTGAAACCGCTGATGGGGCCGTCAGAGCAGAACTGGCGCTGGAAGCACTACGGGAGCAGATTTACCGGGCGGTCATCAACAGTTATGACCTGACCCGGCAGATCCAGCAATTTCTTGAGACCAAATCAACGATAGTCATCAACTCAGAAGGTGAGGGGCATATCGGTGAGTTACTGGTAGAGCTGAAAATCGAATATTACCAGGGGCCGGAGGAGTTTTACCCGGTTGACGCGGATCCGCTTACCGGTATCGATATCAGTGTTCAGATGCCTGACGGCAGTCCGGAACATCGCGTCTCCATCGACCTGACTAATCAGGAGTAACCATGTTTGTAAAACCCGTAAAAGGCCGCAGCGTCCGCTGTCCGGTCAAAGGGGAGCTTTTGCCTGAATCCGGGCAGGACGTCCCCGATAATGTTTTCTGGCGCACCCGTCTGAATCAGGGGGATGTCGTGCCGGGTAATCCTCAGAAAGTGAAGGAGCAAAAAGCATGACAGTGCCATTTGCCACTATTCCGCAGAATTTGCGGACCCCGCTGTTTTTCGTTGAGTTTGATAACTCGATGGCCAACACCGCAACCGCCACGCAGCGCACGCTGTTAATCGGCCAGATGCTGGACAGTGCGACGGGTAAAGACAGTATTCCGGAGCGCATCACATCAGGGACACAGGCCGCAGAACGTTTCGGACGCGGATCCATGCTGCACACCGAAGCAGAGGCGTATTTCCGTAATGACACGGCCGGTGAAGTGTGGGTGTTACCGCTGGCAGATACTGAATCTCAGACAGCCGCCGCTGGTAAACTGAAAATTACCAGTGCTGCCAATGATACCGGTGTGATTTCACTGTATATCGCGGGTATTCGTGTTCAGATGGCCGTTGTGGCCACGGACACAGCGGAAGCTATCGCAACCGGACTGGCTAAAGTGATTAACCGTAATACGAACCTGCCGGTAACGGCAGCAGCAGAGGCGGATACGGTTACTCTGACGGCCAAAAACAAAGGCGCTCACGGTAACGGGATTGATATCCGGCTGAACTACCTCGGGCTGACCGGGGGCGAGTCGACACCGTCCGGTTTTGAAATGACCATCACAGCGATGTCCGGCGGTAACGGCGCTCCGGATCTGCTTAATGGCCTGGCGAATCTGAAAGACCGATCCTTTGATTTTATCGTGAACCCGTATACCGATACGGCCTCTCTCGATGTGGTGAAAACCTTTCTGGCAGAGCGCTGGGCGTGGGACAAACAGTTATACGGCCACAGCTACGGGGTGATCACCGGCACTTATGGCCAGCTGGCTGATTTTGGTGAAAAGCGTAACGACCAGCATGCCTCCCTGCTCGGGGTGAACGGTTCACCCTCACCGGATTATCAGTGGAGTGCGGCATATACCGGTGCTATTGCCCAGAGCCTGCGTAACGACCCGGGCCGCCCGTTGCAGACACTGGTGATCAGTGGTGTACTGCCGCCGGACGACACAAAGATTCTGGAACTGACCGAGCGTAACAACCTGCTGCACAGCGGCATTTCCACATTTACCGTGGACGATGACGGTACCGTGCGGGTTGAGAATATCATCACGACCTACCAGAAAAATGCCTACGGCGATAATGACGACAGTTACCTTCAGGTGGAAACGCTGTATCTGCTGATGTTTGTCTCCCGCTATCTGCGCACCCAGGTGACCAGTAAATTCGGGCGTATGAAACTGGCAGAAGACGGCACCCGTTTTGCACCGGGGTCTGCAATCGTCACGCCGAATATCATCCGGGCAGAACTGATCGCGCAATATGGTTTCCTGGAATTTAACGGTCATGTGCAGGACGCGAAAGGCTTTGCCGCTGGTCTGAAAGTCGAGCGCAACAGCCAGAACCCGAACCGTGTTGATGTCCTGTGGACCGGCACTCTTATTAACCAACTGCGTGTGTTTGCGCTGCTTAACCAGTTCCGCCTGATGCCGGGCAACTAAGGAGAAAACATGGGCGATACATCTAACCGTCTGGCGGGAACGGCTCACGTCTCCGTCAACGGCATGTCAATTATGGTGGCGGCGGACTTTAAATACAGTCCGTCCACGGTTACCCGCGAAACCCTGACCGGTATGGACTTTGTCCACGGTTACAAAGAAAAGCCGGTCGCCGGGTTTATCGCGATGCGCGTCCGTGATTCCGGCGGTACCACCGTGGCGGATTTTAACGGCATGACCAATGTGAACGTAGTGGCCGAACTGGCGAACGGCAAAACCATCATCGGTCAGGGGCTATGGGTTGTTCAGACCCAGGAAGTAAACAGCGAAGACGCCGTGTTTGACGTGCGTTTTGAAGGTCGTTCGGTAACGGAGAACTAATTGTGGAAACAACAAAAACTATCACGCTGAGTAAACCGCTGGAATCCAATGACGGCAAAGTCCGTTATGAGGAAGTTAACCTGCGTGAACCATGCCTTATTGAAGTAGAGCAGTTTTACGATGTGCAGAATAAGGCCAGCAACTCGCTTCCCGGTATGCGGCGGCTGATTTCCCTGGTCAGTGAAATCCCGGAAACAGAACTGAAAAAAATGGCGATCACAGACTTCAAACAGTGCCGTGATTTTCTGACCCCTTTTTTGGCATAAATGCTCTCCGGTCATGGCAGCGGCTGGCGGCAAAGGTGACATATTTTTACCGGTGGGGGCCGCGTGATGCGTGGCTCCTGTCAAAAAGCCGTCTGCACTGGTGGGTAGAGCAGGCCGAAGAGATTAAAAGCGGAGATTAATTATGGCGGGTAATGCCTTTGATTTTGAACTGAATGCTGATGATCGTGCAAGCGGTCAGATTACGGTTCTGGAGGAAAAGATCCGTAGTCTGAATCCGGCACTGGATGAGGCGCGGGATAAACTGAAACTCGGCGGTGATGAATCAGTGACCGGGCTGCGCGGTATCGGTGATTTACTCCGTGATGTATCCGAGGAGGCGAAATCCGGCGTTCAGAGTATCGGGGACATGATCCCGCCGCTGAAAAATTTCGGTGCGCTGGCCGGTAAAATGATGGGGGCTGGTGGTATCGGTGCGCTTATCGTCGGTGGCGGTAAAATAGTCACTCAAATGGCAGAGGACGGACTAAACCGTACCACATCAGCGGCCAATACCGGCATGACAGTTGAGGAAAGCACCCGCCTGATTGGCACATTGCAACAGCGTGGCATGAGCGAGAGTGATGCCCGTAACACTATGGAAGATCAGTACGAGAAGTTCAGTAGTGCGATTACTGCAGGCGGCGATAATGAAACGTTAGCGGCTGTCAGATCTATCGGGGCTGATATTGTTCAGCGCAAAGATGGCAGCGTTGACATGGAAGCGACGCTCAAAAGCCTTGAGTCGGCAATCAAAGTGCTTCCTGAGCACCGAAACTGGGAGCTTCGGGACAGATTAAAATTACCCCCTGAGCTTATTGCATTATTACGGGAAGGTAAATTTCAGGAAAGACTGAATAAATCGGATCAGTACGGCCTGACCATTGACGGTGAATATGCCCAGAAAATGACTGAGGTGAACACTCAGTTAAATGAAGCCAGTGCAAAAATGACCGGTGTTGTTAATCAGGTTGAAAAGGCGCTTTATGAGTTTCTTGATGCGCCCAGTAAAGTTCCGGATTTTGGTGATCTTGATGGTGCTATGAAAAACATCAAAGAGCACCAGATGCGTGTAAACGATACGGAAGATAACTTCTATCATGGCGATAAGCGTGAGGATCTTATCCAGCGTGCACTGAAAGATGATGATTATAAAAAATCGCTCAGTTGGTTTGAGGAATTAAAACTTGTCGCCAAAGATCCGACCGATGAGATGTATAGCGAGATTTATAAACGCTATAACGAGCAATGGGAAAAGCAAAAAGCGCAGGCAGAAGCCGGAAAAAGCAAAACAGCACTGAATAGCAAGGTTCCTGATAACTGGGTGCAAGATAAGGCGTATAACCCAAACCGACGTGGGCTGCGCAACAATAACCCTGGCAACCTGATAGCGGCCCCCAATAGTGTCGGGTATGACTATGGTAATAATCACCGTTACGTAAAATTCGCATCGTCACGGGATGGTAATGCTGCGTTGTCTCGTCAAATTATGCTGGATGCAGAACGCGGGCTAAATACCCTTGATAGTCTTCTCAGAAAATATGCTCCCGCCAGTGTTGGTAACAACACTCAGGGATATATAGACAGAGTTTCAAAAGGGACTGGTTTTAATCCGTATGAGCGACTTGATATGCATGATCCTCGCGTTCTAGAAAAAATCATTCCATACATTATCAAAGTCGAGAATAGTGAACAGCCATACAGTTATGAAGAAATAACAGCATCTATTACGGATTCTATTATGGATGATCGCTGGGCTGGTGGACGAAATCCTTACCGGGTTCAGGAGCAACGCAATGCGTTTATGATGCAACAAGAAGCCGAATCAGCAGTACCGGATTTTAAAATAGAAAAGGACCCAACTCAGGCGTTACTGGCTTTCACTGAGCAGTTATCTCAGGTACTTCAGGATAACAAGTCCGGTGGAACACTGGAAATTGTACTGGTTAACCCGGATACTGGCACAAAAAGCACGGTTAATGTAAAGCCGAAAGGCAGGGTTACAACTGCGATGAATATGCCTTGAATTGCACTTTGTCACTACGTAACATGATGTCACGTTTACAAAGTAATCAAGGAAATCTCTGTGGATATTGTGCTGTTAGTATTATCGTGTATATTTCTGATTCTGTTATTTGTATCATTTTCCGATAAACCGACATGGTACAGGAGTTTATCCAGAATTTACTCTATAGTATTTTCTGTTTCATTGTTTTCTATATCAGTATTTGCTTTCTTTATTCATGAAGTGCCGAAGTGCGGCAGCAATTATGATTGGTTTTATAATGACAACGGAACTCTTTGTTATAACAAAGAAAATTACTCAAGCTTAATTGCAACGAAACACGATAACAAAAAATTAAAAATAATTTCATTTACCATAACTTCACCAGAAAGAGCAGAAATAAAGCTTGATAATGGTGGCGGCGCTGTAATATATAACGAAAACAACAAACGTGTGTTTGGTCCATATTATGAAGTGAATAAGAGTGAGCTTTAGGTTGTTTGAATTATAGCCCCTTTCGGGGCTTATTTTTGTATCTGGTTAAATGGCTCTTTGGGTTGTGCGGCACTGATAGCTTTCGCCACCATGTTCACCAATATAATAGCTAACAGCACCGCCAGTCAGTCTGTTTATTGATACGTCCTGCATGGTTCGCCATTCTTCACCGCGAGACCATTCAATACGATAGTGTATTTGTTCATCAGTGACGACCGGATTTACCACACGGAAATTTGTTGAATCCCGGCCAAATGATTCACTACCTTCCCACACGATAACAAGGCCGGTCCATTTAGCTGTTTTCCCGTTTTTAACACAATTTGTGCCTGAGAATTCCGGCCAACCTTTAACATCGAAACAAAGGGTGTTTGAATCCTGCATATATAGTGACGGCCATATTGATGCGCCAGAACTATCGGGTTTTTCGCTTACACAAACTATCGGGGAGGCCGCGAATGCGGCAACGGGAACAAGTAAGGCCAAAGTAGATATAGCTTTTAACGGGTTCATGGTCGGTATCCTTTTAAAATGTACCCGCTACTTTAATAAATCTGTACTAATCATCAATAAATAACACCCCCAAATGTTAATCATGCCGCTTAATTGCGGCTTTTTCCGTTGGAGCCCACATGCCAATTATCAAAGACGCCATATCTGATGTGCTCGGCATTGAGCCGGACTGGAGTTGGTCTGAACACCTTCAGCAGGCTTCATTTCGTGGTGTGCCGTTCGGTGTTATCAGCGGTGAAAGTGTTTTCGGCCGCCGGCAGGCTATTCACGAATATGCGTACCGCGATCAGTCCTGGATAGAGGATATGGGTCGTAGCAATCGCCGGATCACCATAAAGGGATTCCTGATTCAGGACAGTCTCGTTTATGACGCGCCGGATGTTATCACCCAGCGCGACAATCTGGTGGCCGCCTGTGAAGTTGGTGAGGCCGGAACACTGGTTCACCCGACACTCGGAGAAATGACCGTCAGCGTGACTGAGAGCGGCCTGCGGGTGTCAGAAAACGCAGAAAGCGGCCGGGTGTTTGAATTTGAGCTGGTGGTTATCGAGTCCGGCCTGAAAGTGTTTGCCATCACTGGCAGCGAAAAAACCGGTGAACTGACGTTCGGGCAGTGGCTGAAAGAAGCAGCACATACCACCCTGAAAACGATCGCCATGATTAAAGGCGAAGTGCGGTCAGTCACGCAGATGATGAAGACACTGAAACAGACCGCGGATTTCTGGGTAAATATGGTCAGCAGTTCAGTTGATGAGGTCACTAATCTCAGTAACTCGCTGAACAGTGTGTTCGGCAGCAATAAATACGGTCGCTATCAGAAAGGCAGCGCGGGCGGGGCGGTGTCCGGTGCGACCGGCAAGCGCATACATCAGGGTGATACTGATGACCGTGAAGTTATCGATAAAACGCTGAACCAGGCCATTATTGACCGGCAACGGCTGGATGAAACACTCAGCGCGGTCAGTGATGCTGAAACCCCCGAAGATGTGATCGCACAGATACAGCAGGTGTTTGTCATCCTGATAACAATGGATGGTGACACCGGCCAGAAGATGCAGATCCTGAATACATTATCCCGTTTCCGCAATCCGGAATATCAGCAGACGGAGCAGGATAAGAGAATTGCCGCACTGGCTGAAATGATGCTGGTTGTGCTGGCGGCATCGGCGCTTTCGGTTGTGGCCAGACAGTCTGACCCGACAAACAGCACCGAGGCCGCCGGATATCAGCGTGAAGTCTGTGAATCCCTCGATGATGCCATGACTATCACCGGGGATATGGCGCTGGATGACATCTATCTTACCCTCCTGAACCGGCGCGAACAGGTTGTCATTTTCTTCACTGATAAAGGCTCCGAACGCGGCCGCCTGTCGTCTTACGCTCTGCCGTCGGTGCTGCCGTCACTAAATGTGGCCAACCGCCTGTATCAGGATGCAACCCGCAGTGACGAACTGGTGATGGAGACTCAGCCACGACATCCGGCGTTTATGCCGGTCAGATTTAAGGCACTGAAAAAATGACAGAAGAGACGAAAAAAACCGAAGAATTATCCCTGGTGATAAACGGCAAGCGTATTTCCGGCTGGGACAGTGTCCGGGTTACCCGTGGTATTGAACGGCTGCCGAACGATTTTGAAATCAGCCTGATGGATTACTACCCGGCAACGGATGAAAAACAGCTGTTTAAACCGGGTGATCCCTGTGAGGTGTTTCTCGGTCAGGACAGGGTTATCACCGGTTATATCGACACCTGGAACGGGCAGATAAATAAAAATCAGCATCAGATAAGCGTCTCCGGCCGTGGTAAGTGTCAGGATTTGGTGGACTGCTCCGCTAACTGGCCGAATAACGTAATCAGTCAGTCAAACGCCCTGCAAATCGCGCAGAAACTGGCGAAGTGGTACGGCATTGAGGTGTCGAGCACAGTTTCCGATGGCGGGTTACAGATTGTCCCGCAATTTACCCTGAACTGGGGGGAATCCTCACAGCAGGTGATCGAGCGCTGCTGCCGGTACTCTGCGCTGCTGTATTACGAACAGCCGGACGGAAACCTGCTGCTGACCCGCGTCAGTGACAAGGTGGCGGCCAGCGGTGTGGAGCAGGGTAAAAATATCGAAAGTGCTGATTTTTCGGATTCTATGGCAGAGCGCTATTCCGATTATACCGGTGTGTCGCTATCTGTTACCCCGTTTGCCGGGGATGTGTCAGCGGTACAGAACGCCTCGGCGCGGGATCCGGAGGCCGGGAAAATGCGGTACCGGAATTATATCACCATCATCGAAAGCACCCTGATCACCGCTAAACGGGAGCAGGAGAGTATCGACTGGGAAATGAACCGCCGTTACGGACGCTCAAAAATCCTGAGTGTGATGGTGGACAGCTGGCGGGATGCCTCCGGGAAACTGTGGGAGCCGAACACGCTGATCCCGATAGATATTCCGGTTCTTGGGGTGACGGATAAATTCTGGACGTTGTCGGATGTGACCTATCTGCGGGATGCCGGCGGGACACGCGCGACATTACAGCTGATGCCGCCGGAAGCCTTTATTGCTGAACCGTATGAATTTTACCAGGTAATAAGGGTGTGATGATGAGTGATCAGGTCCGCGATTTAAAAACCCGGATGTCTATGATGATCGGCGCCGGTAAATCCAGCGTCACTAAAGATGACGGAGCGATTCAGACCATCCAGTACAGCACGGCGCTGGAAGTCCGGGACGGCACTTACCGTATGACAGAATTTGGTTTTTCTTCCTCTCTGCCGCCCGGATCCGATGTTCTGATTGCCTATCTCGGCGGAAACCGCTCCAGTGCGGTGGTCATCGGCAGCAATCACCCCGGTTCCCGGCATACCGGACTCTCACCGGGGGAAACCGTGATGTACAACCTGTGGGGTATGTACATCCACATGACAGAGGACGGCATTGTGATTGAGGCCAAAGATAAAGATGTGACCATCAATAACGCCGATAAGGTTACGGTCAATGCCAAAACAGAAGTGGTGCTGAATACGCCGATCCTGAAAGTGTCCGGTGATGTGATTGATAACTACGAAAGTAACCCGTCCACATTGAAAGCGCTGCGGGACAGTTACAATAAGCACGACCACGATGTGAAAAATGTGGAACCGGGCAGTGCCACCAAAACCAGTAATCCGATTAAGGAGAAAGTCTGATGTCTGATATTTCTTCCTGGTGGAACGCGGATACGCTGCGGGCGGACTGGATAGCCGTAAACGGTGACCTGCTTGCCGGTGATGATTTGCAGTCAGCGATTATGATCAGTCTGTTCACTGACCGGCTGGCGCACAGTGACGATGATTACGACGATGAGTACCGGCGGGGATGGTGGGCCGATACCGGAACGGATGGGTTTATCGGCTCCCGTCTCTGGTTGCTGAGACGTCAGAAACTGACCACGCAGGTGGCAAAGAAAGCAGAAGATTACGCCCGCGAGGCGCTGGCATGGCTGATAACTGACGGGGTCGTATCTGATATTCAGATCCGGACACAAATAGTGTGGCCGCAGCGGCTGAACATGGTTATCCGTTATCACCGACCGGACGCCGGAGCGGAAGATCTGCGTTTTTACTGGGTATGGGAGAAACAATAAATGCCGTTTAAGCGTAAAACACTGACGGAACTGCGGGAGCAGAACCAGAATTTCCTGCGCAATGAACTGAAAGAGCCCGGTGCGCTGCTGCGGTATTCCAATATGCGGGTACTGGCGGATATGGATGCCGGTATGGCGCACCTGCATTATGCCTATCTGGATTACATTGCAAAACAGGCAACACCGTTTACCGCAACGGATGAATATCTGGCAGGCTGGGGCGCGCTGAAACGGGTGTACCGCAAACCACCGAACAAAGCCACCGGTACAAAGGTTCAGTTTGACGGCGTGCCGGGCAGCATCATTCCGGCCGGTACGGCGATGACCCGCGGGGATGGATACCGGTACCAGTCTGTTACTGAGGCCCATATTAATGCTGACGGGAAAGGATTCACGTCTGTTGAAGCCATTCTGCCCGGCATTGACGATAATATTTACGGCGGCGGCGCGGTGGGTAACTCACCGGCCGGGACAAAACTGACGCTTGAGATAGCGATATCCGGAGTGTCTTCAGATTGTATTGCTGTTGATCCGATCACCGGCGGCAGTGATATTGAGAATGAAGAGGCTTTCCGGCAGCGTGTCCTGCATGCGTATCAAAAGCCCCCTCAGGGCGGCAGTGATACAGACTATGAAGGATGGGCGAAAGAAGTGCCCGGTATTTCCCGTGCCTGGGTAAAACGCCGCCTGCTGGGGGCCGGGTCGGTCGGCATTTACATTATGTGTGACGGCAACAGTAACGGCGGTTTTCCGCTGGGAACTGACGGACCGGCCACCAAAGAAACCTATGCGGTTCATGCGACCGGTGATCAGTTGCGTGTTGCAGACCATATCTGGGATGTACAGACGGTAACGGCGCTGGTGTGGGTCTGTTCACCTATCGCGAAAAAGATAGATTTTGAAATTGAAGGGCTGAGCCGGGCAACCTCGGAATTACATCAGCAGATAGCCAAAGCCATTGATGATGTGTTCTTCCGGGACAGTGACCCGACCGGCGGCACAAAAATCTACCTTTCTGACCTGCAGTATGCGATTGCTGATATCCCCGGCACCACCGGCTTTGTCCTGAAAAAACCGGCTGAAAATATCGTTCTGAGTACCGGCGAACTGGCGCAGCGCGGGGAGGTGTCATACACATGAATTACACTGCTGATGATTACACTCAGGCCATGATCGGACTGGCACCGCAGGGTATGGCGTGGGACTGGCGGCCGGGATCAAATATGCATGCTGTTCTCCGGGTACTGGCGCGTGGCTATGAGTCTTCGGATATTGACGCGGTTCAGTTGCTTGAGGGGGCATTTCCGAAGACGGCCACAACGTTATTGCCGGAGTGGGAAAAAACGCTCGGGCTGCCGGATGATTGTGCGATCGGGGAGATGGACACCATCCCGAAACGACAATCCGCGGTTCTTTCAAAGCTGCTGCGTACCGGCGGGATGTCAAAACCCTACTACATCAGCCTGGCCGCCGAGATGGGTTACACCATCACCATTACCGAATTCCGGCAGGCAAGGGCGGGGCTGTCAGCCTGTGGTGACGCACTGAACGGTGATGAATGGCCGTTCGTCTGGCGCATCAATGCCGGGAACACCCGGGTGACATATGCAGTCGCCGGCGGCAGTTACTGTGGTGACCCGCTGCGTTCGTGGGGTGAGCATTACCTCGAATGCCAGTTTAATCAGATTTCCCCCTCTCATACGATCCTTCAGGTCGGTTACGACCAGTAAACCCTGACTATCAACGACTAATTATCACCTTCACTGAGTGAGGCTTTGTTATGAAAAAAATTGGTGATGTCACCAGTACCGCCGATAAAAACGGCGAGTGGACAAACGGCAACGTGGCCGCCGGTATCGCGCCGACCATTCTGGAGGCGGGCTGGCTTAATTCCGTCCAGCGGGAAATTCTTGGTGTGCTGGTTGAAGCTGGTATTACGCAGGATAAAAATAATGATAACCAACTGAAGGAGGCGATAAAAAAAATTATCTCCGGCGGTAACTACGCCACAAAAACAGAAGTAAACAGCAAACTCGCCAAAGATCAGAACGGCGCAGACATCCCAGATAAAGATACCTTTATCAAAAACCTTGGTTTAG